ACTGGTGGGCTATTATGTCTGGTCAGGCCGAAGCGCCAGATTGGATGACAGAAGATGACCGCCTTACATTAATTAAGCCCGACAATTGGACATTTATGACGCAGCCTCCTGCTGTGATGGATAAATTCGGGCCTAGTGGCGAACTGGTTGGGTATGAGCTAAATCCCGAACGCGAAAACGCTAAATTTACGGATCAAACGTATTATACCGACTTGCTGCATGGGCAAACCCGCGATTGGATTAGAAACATGCTGCAAAACAATATCGGGCGTATATTTGCGGGGCGTCCTGTATATCGCGGCTTTTCCGAGAAAATGCACGTTGCCGACGAGCAATTTGGCGCAACAGAAGGATTGCCAATACATATCGGTGTGGACTTTGGATTAACCCCAGCGGCGTCATTCGGTCAGGATGTAAGGGGCCAAGTGCGAGTTTTTGACGAACTAGTGACAAGAGATACAAACGCCAAACAATTTGCCACCCTTCTCAGCAATCATATCAAAGAGCACTATTATGGATATAATATAGTTTTAACGGGCGATCCGCGTGGCGAAGACCGCGCTACTACAGATAGCGTTACGCCATACCAGATTTTTAAAGCAGCGGGACTAGATGTGCAGCCAGCTTGGTCAAATGATCCTATTATTCGCGTGGGGGCTGTGGAAACTCAGTTAAACACACTTATAGACGGTAGACCCGCGTATTTTCTGTCTCCAAACTGCACATATTTGGTTAATGCCAAGAAAGGCGGGTACTCCTACCTCAAGGATCGTGAGGAAATCGATAAAAAATCAATTTACAGCCACGTCAGCGATGCAGAACAATATATGTTTCTCAGAATGGGCTACGGCAAAAAGATAATTGGGCGTAATCCACACGCCAAACCGTCGATACAGGCAAATCGCAAGCAAAACCTGTTTAATCGCGGTAGTTCTATGACCGCTAGACAGCAGAACAGGCAGTCAATTCTTTCCAGAGGCAGATAGGCTTGACTTAAAGCCATGATAAGCGAAGCGTCCCGATAATTAGAGTTATTTGGAGCAAAGTTGTGTGCACAAATGAAGCAAGCAAGCAGATGGGCCACACTTTAATAGGGCAAAGTCCGGGCTTTCGCAAAGGGTCTGGTAGCAATCCGCTACCATTAGAGCAACTTGCTAAAAAACTTGCAGACCAATCAGGCATAACGCCAGCTTCAAAAGTAGTTTCAAAAACTCCAGCTTACGCAGCGGCTTCATCTGCAAGGCGAACAGCATCAAGTGGTGCAAAAAAAGTTAGAAAAGTAGCGCAACCAAGAGGCAGTGCTGGTTTAGCTGGCGGCAGAAACTTTTTTGGATAGAGGTTAAATTATGTGCGAACCTATAACAATGATGGCTATCGCAACCGCAGCTAGCGCTGGTGCTACAATTCATTCAACAAAACAAGCTAAAAAAACAGCTAATCGCCAGCAAGCTATGGCAGAAAAAACGGCAGCAGAAACTAAAAAAGTAGCAGCAGGTGAAGCAGCTAAATCAAGTTCAGCAGCAGTATCGGCAAGAAACGAAGAATACGCCTCTCGTCGCGGAGCAATGGCAACAAGCAGTAAATTTAAAGGCGGTGGTGGTTTGTTTTCTAACAGATCATTTTTTGCAACTGGATAACAAAACATGATGGACGCTAAAACAATCGTAGAACGCCGCAATCACGCAAAAACCGAGCGGCAAAGGCTGGAAGGTCTATACGACGATGCTTTACGTCTAACTATGCCAGCCCGTAAGCGTTTCCACATGCTTAATCCTATAGATAAAGCAGAAGACATATTTGACGAAACTGGCGCAAATGCCGTGTCAGAATTTGTGTCCAGAATGCAAGCTGGCCTAATGCCGCCGTTTACCGAGTTTGTTAAGCTTGATGCGTCTTCAATGATTGATCCCAGAGATAAAAAAGCTGTGGATCGTGATTTAGACGAAATTAACAAGTTTGTGTTTGAAGAAATCTGGAACTCTAATTTTGCCCAAGAAACCGCCGAAAGCCTACACGATATGGCTATTTCTACGGGCGTTCTTTTGTTTGAAGAAGGCAAGGGCGATAGTGCGTTTCACCACCGCGCAATTCCAATAACAGACGTTTATATTGAGCGTGGAGCCGATGATATGATTGGCGGCGTTTATCGTTGCCAGAAAGTCAAAGCCCAACATTTGCCTATTCGCTATCCCGACATGAAACGCGAACAGATGATGAAAACCTATTCGGACATAACGGATAGTGCTGATAAAGAACTGGATATTATTGAATACACGTACCGCGACTATAACGCCGATGAAGAATGCCATTACAGCGTAGTTGTGTGCGAAAATCACAGTGAAATCCTGCAAATGCGTAAAACCAAGGGCGCAGGGTCTAATCCTTTCATAGCATTTCGCTGGTCTACGGCAGCGGGAGAAACTTGGGGGCGCGGCCCTCTGCTTAACGCCATGGGCGCAATCAGAACCACTAACCTAATGGTGGAAATGATTTTGGAAAACGCGGCAATGTCGATTGTCGGAATGTACCAAACAGACAACGAAGGCACTGTAAACGCTGACAATATTTCTCTTTTGCCAGGGACTATTGTTACCAAGGAAATTGGAAGCCGTGGGCTTGAGCCAATTACAGGAAGCACAGGCAATTTTAACATGCAGGACGTAGTGTTGGGCGATCAGCGTCTAAACATTAAACGTGCCATGTATAATGATATGCTGTCTGATCCCAACAAAACGCCAGCCACAGCTTATGAAGTATCAGAACGTATGGCTGATTTAGCGCACCGCACCTCTGCGGGATTTGCGCGGGTGTTCTATGAGTTTATTCAGCCTTACATGCGTCGAGCCTTGTATATCTTGGAAAAACGCGGCGACATTCAGTTACCTGTCGTAAATGGTCGCGCTATTCAAATCAGGGCTATTTCTCCGCTGGCGCAAGCTCAACACGGACAGGACGTACAAAAGCTAATGCAAGACTTTCAAATCCGCGCCCAGATGTACGGGCCGCAAGCTGCAACCCAAATGTATAATCTGGAAGAATTGCATACTTGGATGCAGGAGCGCATGGGCTTGGAAACCAAGCTTTATAAGTCTGCGCCAGAAATAATGCAGTCTATGCAAGCGCAAGCTGAAATGATGCAGCAAGCGCAAATGGAGCAAGCGCAAGCGGCAGCGCCACAGCAACAAGGTCTGATGCAGTAATGGGCGTACTTTTTCAAAGCTTAGTTAAGCCACACGTACAAAAACAGCTTAAAACCGCAGTTAAACATCAAACTGCAAAAATAAACAAAGCTACAAGAGGCGGGGCAGTAGGTTTAAACGTAGCAAATATTACTCATGCAGTTATGCAAAATCCTGATCCGTCAACAGGGTTAAAACAAGGCTCAAAAGCAAACCAAGTTTATAAAAACGTTTTTTGGAATATTGGGGAAAAGAAATGAAGAAAAAGCCGACTAAAAAAGGCGGCAAAGGCGGCGGTACAGGTTATTGAATAACCACGCTGTTAAACGAAAAATCGAGGAAGTTCGGTCACTGGCTGAAAACTCTATCGACGGTTACGGGCGTCCTCAAAAAGCCGAAGAACAAATAAACATTCTCTGCCGAAATGTACTGAATACTGACGATGGCGATGCTCTTATGGATTACATCAAATCCATATCCATTAATGCCGTTATGCACCCATCCTGTACGGATGCAGCATTGCGACAACAAGAGGGCATGAGGCGTCTAGCTGGTATTCTTGATTACAGACGAAAAACGAAACCAAAAGGCAGATAAAATGCAAGACAAAACGCCCAAAGGACGAAAAGCTAAAGGCAATCTTCATAGCCTTGGCTCTCATTTACCGCCAGTGCCAGCAACTAATCCTATTCGACCTACAAGCGTTACTAGGCATGTAAACGCAATGAACCACATTTCGCCTAAAGCACAGGCTATTATTCGCAGATTAAGAACGAACCCTAAAGGAAACTAAATGACTGAAGAAGCTGCCACTGCATCAGAAGAAACATCACAGGATACTGGGTCGATGTTCCAGCCCGATACGGAAACACCCGCGTCGGAAGCAGAAGGACGTCCAGATTGGTTATTGGAGAAATTCAATTCGCCCGAAGATCAAGCCAAAGCGTATAACGAATTATACGGGGCATATTCAAAGAAAACAGATGATTTGCGTGAAGAAGTCAAAGCGGAAGCTGCGGCAGATTACGCGAAATCTTTGGGCGTACCAGAAAGCGTTGATGACTATGCGTACCCCGAAGGATTTCAAGCTCCAGCGGAAGAAGTAGATCAAACTCTACGAGAATGGGCCAAAACCAACAATGTTGGAGAAGATGCTTTTAAAAGTTTGATTTCTGACGTTTACGCAAAAACACAAACCAGTTTTGACGCAGAAGTTGAAAAACTGGGCAAAAATGCAGAAAGCAGAATTGAAAAAGTCAACAAATGGGTATCTGCCAATGTTGACGAAAAGCATTTTGAAAAAGTGTCCAATATTATGACGGACGCAAGCGGCGTCGAATTTTTTGAATATATAATGAATAAAAACGCAGATCGTGGATTTGCGCCTGACGATATTCAAACAACTCAAGCTAACAAGCCTTTAACCCGCGATGGCATTAGGGAAATGCAAGCTGATCCCAGATTTGGCGAAAATACTGAATATACGGCTATGGTGCGCCGTAATTGGGAAATGTATTCTAAGCAGCAAGGACTTTGATTGTTAGAGAAATGCGCCCCGAAGATGTAGGCGCTTGTACTGTTCTTGGAATGCAATTGCACCAAGAAGGGTATTTTAGTGACTTGGATTTTGACGAAAACAAAATGTTTGCTGTTTGGCAGCAAATTGAGCAAGACAATTTCTGCGGCTTTGTTGCAGTAGATAAAAACGGCGACATTGCTGGTCTTTTTGTCGGCTTGGTTTGTGAGCATTGGTTTGGCAAGGATTTGCTGGCGTCTGATTTAACATTGTACGTTACGCCTTTTTACAGAGGGACTAGCGCAGCAATGAGATTGCTGAAAGCCTATGAAAAATGGGCAAAGGCAAAAGGCGCTAAAGTTATAAGCCTTGGCGTTTCTACCGGAATTACCGCAGAAAGAACGGGAAAATTTTACGAACGTATGGGTTTTAATGACGTAGGAAAGTTTTATCGGCGTAGAAGTTGACTTTGAAATACTTTTAGCGCAGCGGTTTTTTTGTCGGCCCCGAAGATCGCAAACGGCTCCGCAAGGAATACCCGCGATGTTGATTAGAGGAACACCCGCTTTGTTCCTGTAATTCAACTGAGGCTAAAAAAATGTCTTCTACAATCTCCAATGCGTTTATTGAAGAATATAACGCGGACGTACACCTACTGTATCGCCAGTATGGTTCTCGCCTAGCTAACACTACCCGCAAAGGTACTGTGCAAGGCTCGACTGTGCATTTCCAAAAATTCGGAACACTGGCAGCGCAAGCTAAAACTCGGAACGCTGAACACAGCTTTCTTGATCCAGCGCACAGCAAAGTATCTGCAACTATGGCAGACTACTACGTGCCAACGCTGATCGATGATCTGGATATGCTTAAAGAGAACATCGATGAAAAGGGCGCACATGCCCGTGCTCACGCTGCTGCTCTTGGCAAAAAGACAGACGAAGTTCTGATCACAGCAATGACTTCTGGCGCAAACTCTACTGACGCTGGCGATGCTACAGGCGTATGGGATTTTAACACAGCAATGTCTGTTGTGACTAAATTCTCAGTCAACGAAGTGCCTGATGATGGCAACCGTTTCTGTGCGCTGCACCCCTACGCATGGGCGCAATTTTTAAAGGTTCCAGAGTTTGCAAACGCTGATTATGTTAGCGCGGAAAACTTGCCCTTTAAGGGATCGCTTACTGCAAAATTCTGGATGGGTACTCTTTGGATGCCTCTCCCGAATATCGCACACGGCGTTGCAGCAACCAATGTTGCGACTAACCTTGCGTGGCACCGCACGGCAGTCGGACACGGCATAAACAAAGAAATCAGCACAATCTGGGATTACGAAAACACTCGTTCTGCTTGGTCGTGCGTTTCTTCAATGTCGCTCGGTGCAACCATTATCGAAGACAGTGGCATGTATAAAGTTTCTACTTTGTCGCCAGCGCCTTCCTAAATGGTTCAGCCAGTTCTGGTGGCAGACTGGGCTGGCTAAACACTGGGGGAGCGGGTTTCCTTCCTACCGCTTCCCCAACCTAATTAAAGGATTTGAAATGACCGTTACGCCATTATCTGTTTCAAATTCATCTTTGAAAGTAGCAAACGCGGCATTAGCGCAATTGGGCGTTCCGTCTATTGGTTCTTTTACAGAGCAAACACTTCCCGCAAAAACTATTAACAGGCTGTATTCTGACATACTTGAGGATGAATTGTCGGCTTATCCTTGGCGATTTGCGCGAGACAGAGCCATTCTTGCCAGATTAGTAGAAACACCACCTGTACCGTGGACGGGATTATATCAATTGCCTACTAGCGCGATTGCTATTCACACTGTTTATGTGGGCGATTACATTGCTGATTTTGACAGATTTGGGCCTAAAATTGCGGTTAATGTTGACGCTAATTCTACTGATAATGTTACTGTTGAATACACAAACACAGTCGGCGCAGAAAGTTGGCCCGGATATTTCCGCAGAGCATACGTTCTCTCTCTTGCAGCCGCTATTTGTATGCCAATTACCCAAGATAAAGAAACAGCCGCGTTTTTAGCCCAGCAGGGCGAAGCTATGATGATTAAAGCTAGATCGCGTGACGCGCAGGGCAGAACCTCGCCGCGACTAGACACTAAAATGTTTATAAGAAATCGCCGCACTCACAGGAATATCTGATGCCGACATTAACAGATTTCCGTGCAGATTTTCGCAAAGGCAGAACAGGATCAGGTCTTAGAATAAGGCAAGACGCGCAAGCGTACACATCTTCTGTGCGCGAAGCTAATAACATGATGGTTTT